GGAGGCTTTAATTTTAAAATCATGTCTAAGAATCTAGCTAGTTCTACTAGTAATAATTCATTTAGTGTTTTTTATCAACCACCAGTTTTTAACAAAACTGTTACCTCACTTACTGATATGTCTCAAACAATACTGAATCAATTATATATGAAAGAAGATGGAAACATAGCTGGTTACAATGTTAGAACCTCTTACCAACACCCTTATCTCACACGATTGCCTGTTCATTATACTAATAGCATAAATCAAACTGCAGAATTTCATGTGCCATATACATCTAGATACTTATCAGTGTTGTCAACTTTAGGACCTAACACAGAAAACGAGCTTTTTGATAAAGAACTCACAGATCTAGGAACCATATATATCTATTATGTTGCTCGAGGTCAAACAACGCAATATTTTGATATATTTTTCTCTCTTAGTGATGAAGCCCGTTTTGGAACATTGTTTAATGTTCCACAACTCTCTGTTTATTCTTATGTTAACTCCACTACTGGTGTGGTTATATCATCAGCTGCACCAGATGATTATGGCACAGGTGCTCCTGTGGTCAACTCCCTTATTCAATTATAGTTTATTTATTTATTTTAACTTATTTATTTGTTTATTTTATTATTTTATTTTATTATTATTATTATTTGATGCCAATGGTATCACGTCTTATAGTTACCAGATATATACTTTTATATGCTAGGCCTAGGACGTTAATACAACATAAAAATTAGTTTTTAGTTTATTTTAAATCTGTACACGGAATGATGATTTTGTTTTGTTTTGTCAAAAACCTATGTCTGAGGGAGCATCTTCCTGTTACACCAAATTTCAGGACTATATAAGGGATGTGTTTAGTTTCTCGTCAATGAGTAAGATGCACGGTTTCATCTAACTATTTTCGTACGCCGCTAAAAGAGCTAGTCAAAAGTACTTTTAAATGCTCGTTAAGGTCTTGGGTTTTGAGTAAATCAAAACTTGTTTCTGGATACGTCTAAGAAACCGATAAAATACATGATGAAATACGATTGGAAAGTTGACCGATCTTTCACAGGAACTAAATAAGCTTGAACTGGTAATTCAAGTTTCTTTCAAAACAAAATAAATTTACCATTGAAACGTTGGCTGAGCGTTTTTAATGTGATACAGAATTCAGTCAAACTTAATTGTTTTAACTCCATACAAGTTTTACGGTATGGCGGTGAGCTTTTTCTACTAATTGAGCTTGCCGGAAGTGACATTAGTAAGTTTTTCTGTATCACGCTAGTGATACGAAAAAG